TTATGTTTCTAACATCTATGTTGTGAAAGATCCTGCAAATCCTGAGAACGAAGGTAAAGTATTTCTATACAAGTATGGGAAGAAAATCTTTGACAAACTCACTGCAGCAATGCAACCTGAGTTTGAAGATGAGGAAGCAATCGATCCATTCGATTTCTGGCAAGGTGCTAACTTCAAGTTGAAAGCAAAGAATGTCGCAGGTTATAGAAACTACGATAGTTCTGAGTTTGCTGCACAAAGTCCTCTACTTGATGACGATGATGCTATGGAAGCACTCTGGAAGAAACAGTTCTCACTTGCTGAGATTGTTGCACCAGATCAGTTCAAGACATACGATGAGTTGAAAACTCGTCTAGACTATGTTCTTGGAAATAAGAAGTCCGCTGCACCACAGTTTGAGGAAGAGGACACAGATCGTGGAGAAGCAGAAGAGTTAGTAACTGCTGCTGTTTCAAAACCTGCTCC